CAATGGAGCTGTCATACTGACCCGTGGTCGATTTAATATCTTCCCCAGCGCCCATTTTGGCCTGGATAAGGCCGGTTTGCGCCATAGGTGGCTGCGCGCGTTCAGGTAATGGCAGAGGAGATCCTGCACCATCGGTGACATCGGGGTTGACTTCGAGGTAGGGCCAGTTGTTCGTGTTGGCCGTTTTCCAGTTTGTTTCGTATCCTTCAAACTGTCCCCCATATCCGATAAACGGAGCCTTCGGAGCCAGCGCCAGCATCTCTGCCTCTTGGCTGACCCAATAGTTATACATGCGCTGCGCGTCTTTGGCGTTACGCACCAAACCGCTGATGTATAACTGCCCGTCTACCTCAAATTCATTGCCTACGACGCGGACGACAGGAATCCATTTACCCGCCCAGTCGCGTTCTTCGAGAACCTCAAAGCCGTTTGTCTTCAGCCACTTGACCTGCCGATGCTCGCTTGTGCGAGACTTCAGCGGCTTGCCGAACATGGCCTTGAGCTGCTTATCTTGCGGCGAACCATTAAACGCCGTGATATTGTCAGGGTATAAGTTCAGCGTCTTCTTTTGGTGTTCTATGTAGAAATACTCAGCGATTCGGACGGTTTTCTGGCTCATCCACATGCTAAGTGACTGATCGCCAACGCCTTGCGACATCATTACAGAGATTGGCAGCGCATCTGGATACAGGCGCTCGTATTCTTCTTTAGGAATGTCTTCCGTTATAAAGCACCATTCCGCGTCTGATCCGCATGGATCATGGATCATTGGATCCATATACACGCTGAAACTGTTACGGACGCGACCGATCTTCAGGTCTTGGTCAAACGAGTCTTCGCGGCAATATTCCGTAAGGATTCGGATATAACCTTCGCCGTAGGTAACTTGATTGTCGCAGGCTGTATCATATGCAACGTCCGCGTCGGAAAGGTATTCGATGTGTCTAACGATACCTTGAAAGACTTCTGCGACCGCGACGTCGGCCTTATCGTCCGCTGGGATGACTTTGCCGGAGGGTCTGTTCTGTCGTTGCTCATTCGTTACTAACCTGACATGCTGTGGCAGCTTGTTAATCGTCAGGCATGGCCGCGCGTTGATCGTCTGGCCCTGCACCGCGCCTCTGGTCGCCAACACGTCGGCAGGCCATTGCCAAGCATTATCTGGAGAGCCTGCCATAAACCGCAAGTCGTCCAGCTCGTCTTCTCTTGAATCGGAATAGGCTGCACTCGCCACCGTAAAGCGGTGACGCATCGTCGCCAGACGGTCGCCGTCTGGGTTGTCGGATACTTGGCCTGCGCCTTCTACATCACTTGCAGCCACTAGATTTACCCTTTTTAGCCGCCGCGCGCTTTGTTGAATACGCGATTGCAACAGCCTGCTTGACCGGCTTACCGGCAGCGACTTCAGCTTTTATGTTCTTCCGAAAGGCGTTCTTCGATGATGACTTAACTAGAGGCATTATTTCTTCCTCGTCTTAGCGGACTCTTTGAACGCCTTGGCTGTAGGTGCGCCTTTAGCGCCTGGCTTCCGCATCTTCTCGCCTGAACCGGCTGCGATGCGCGCCTTCTTGGCGTGAATATTATGATAGAGGCCCGGTTTACTTGCCACAGTTCCACCTCTTCATTGATGCTTTAGCGCGGTCTGCGTTCTTAGACTTAGCGACTACGCCGCCCATTCTCGCACAGAAGCTCGCCTTACGGCCCTTGTCAGCGTCTGTCTTAGGGTTCGGCGCAGGTGCCTTTAACTTGCTGCCAGTCGCCTTGTTGTATTTGGCGCGACCTTTAGCCGTCAGACCAGCGCCCGCTTTCGTCGATAGCTTCTCGCCACGACCAACAGATAATGATACCATTAACTCGCCATCCATCCTGAAGAGGCTGCGTTGCCACCATACGCGACGCGCCGTGTGTTGTCTACTCGCTGTTCACGTCTGGCGACAGGAAATGCGAAGGTTATTGCGATAGCATCCGCCGCATCGGGGGATGCGAGCCCACGGGCCCGCATATCCTTCTTGCTTTCTAAGAATATCGTGCCTTTGCTATCTGGCTTCATCATAGGCCCGATGAGGTCTGACTTTAAGTAGCGGTCTTTGGGAATGGAGGCGTCCTTCAGCCAGTCCTTCATCGCGCCCCACATCTCAGCGCGCTTGTTCCCATACATCATGGGCTTCGTGCTCTTATTGCCGAAGTTCACGCCGCGCACCTTGTAGCGCTGTTCCTTTAAGCGATCCACCACGCCCGCACCTAAGCCGCCTTCGTCGATAACCACTAAGGCTGGTTTGAACTCCTCGATCACGTCGATGACGCGGCCCACGACCTCCATCGTGTCGTCGCCGCGATACCGTTTAATAGCGATAATATCGCGGCCCTGCCTTATGGCGATGACGGTGGCGTCGGCACCAAAGCGTGCCGGATCCACTCCGACCACGATGGGGGCGGACTGGTCAGCGATAAGGGGCCGTTCCATTGCCTCGTCAACCAGCGCGTTTCCGATGAACTGGTCGTCGCTGGCGTTGGGGAACTGACCGTAGACCTCGACGTGGGCTGCGCTTGAGTCGGGGCCATACTCGTCAATGATCTGTTGGTAGACGGCTTTATCCGTCCCTTCGACAGATCTGGCATCGACAATCTTATTTCGCCAGAAGTCGCGCTTGGAGTTAAAACACTCATAAAAGTAACCAGAGTTACGACGGGGGTTGCTGAAGCACAACCAAAAGCGATTAGGGGTATTTTCCGTAAAAAAGCCCGCTGCAACTGACCAGATACTATCATCAATTCCGCTTGCCTCATCGAATACCAGCATGACACCCGCGAAGTTATGCACGCCAGCATATGCGTCAGGATTCTCCGCACTCCACAACCGCCCTTCTACGCCCCAATAGCGCGTTCCCATCTTCAGATCACGTTCGACCAGTTCAGCAATCCACTTGGCCGGTAGCACCCGCGTCGCGGACACCTCGAACCAGTGCGTGTGGATCGCCATGCTCAACCACTTCGTTATCTCAGCCCAGGTGACTGAGCGGAGCTGCGCTTCCGAGTTCGCACTTACTATAGTGGTAGAGCCTATGCGTGTGGTCAGCATCCAGATTGTGAGCCAACTGACTAGCGCGGACTTACCGATACCGCGCCCAGATGACACGGCCAGTCTTAGCGTCTCAAAGTCTATGCGTCCGTTGTTGGCGTGGATGTGATCGCGCAGTTCGACGAGGACTTCCCTTTGCCAGCGTCGGGGGCCTTCAAAATGTTCAAGTGGCGTATTCGGCTTCCCCCACGGAAAGGCTAGTCTCACGAAGGCCAGCGGGTCGTTCTTCAGCGCGGGGTTCCACAGCGTCGCCATTAAGCGCTGTTCTTCCTCCGGCGAATATACCGTCGTTTGCATCTATGATCTGCCCTTCGATGACTCGTTGCTGCGCCTCCTGAAGCGCCGCCGTAATAGATATGGTCTGGTTGACTTCGACGCTGACAGCCTGCTTGGCTACCCAGCCATGCGCGTGCTTCAGCATCTCAAGCGCGGCTTTAGTGTCGCCGTTCAACGCCGCCGTGCGGAGCACGTTCGCCATCTCAGCCTCACCGTCTGCGCGGCCTTTGGTTTCCGCATACTCAGCGATGGGATCGAACTGCACAAGCCGGCGATACTCTACAGGCATCATGCCGGCAGCTAACGCCAGCGCGTCACCTTTGAGTCCTTTGCGCGCGGCGTCGTAAATAAGCTCTAGGTTCTTTTCTGTGGCCTCTATTTTTCGAGGCTCATATGGCAAGCTTTCAAACATAGAATCTTTATTACCATAATTTAAAAATAAAAAAAAGTTTGTGTAATCCCTGCCCACGATTTCCCGCCTTCCCCAAGGCCCAGCCCCCCTCCCGAATGTCAACCAATGTATACAAATGTAAACTGAATTGAATGTCAACCAATGTCAACATGTTTACATAAACTAAGTTGTCATTCAAATGTCGACATAATCCTGTGGTCATGGTGGTCATGTAATTTCAGGTCGTGTTGACGTTTACCGGGGAGAATGTAAACATGTGGGGGAGAGAAAACGCGAGAGGAGGGGGTTATGGTCATCATGGTCATTTTGGCCCCCTGCGGAAAATCGCGCCAGATATGGAGAGCTATACACATTAATTGTATACGTATATATTTTTTTTTAAAGTATGAGATTAATGACCAAAAAGACCAAAAGCCACATAAGCCCGCAAGATCAGCACGTTAACCTTGGCCATTTTCCAACAACACCGTGACCATTCGCGACCAAGACGACCATAATAAACAAAAAAAGTGTTATGTTACAAAAATAGTTATTGACTAATAAAGAAAGTGTGCTAATATCTAATCATCAAAACGCAAACAGGATAACCCAAAATGACCAAAAGATATCACTGGAAAGTCTACTCTATATCGCCTGAGGTTGGAGAAATAGTTTGGCAATACGGTCACTGTTATGAC